GTTTCCCAGTCACGATCGCAAGGTATGGCAGCTTGGACACGTGTATCTCGGACAGGTGTCTTTTCAGTCAGCGGCTTATGTAGGAGGATACGTTGTCAAAGGATGGTATAAGGACACCCCATTCGATCACCTTACGCCGGAGTTTACACTCAAATCTAACCGGCCGGGAATTGGTCACGATGTTGCTTACGAGCTTGCATCGAGTTTGCTCGCATCGAATGCTACGCACGTGCCGTTTAGCGTTAGACATAACGGAAGACTATGGCCGCTCGGTCGTTACCTTAGAGATAAAACAAGTGAGTTTGCGGGAGGACTAAAACTTGAGAAAGCGCCGCCGGATCAGAAGGTGCACGACCTGTCAGAAAGTATATATCGCGATGAGACGATCCCGGCGTTATACAAAAAGATGGCCTTCCGTGAGGCGCTTATCGCGCCGCGTTATGAGAAGGCAAGGGCGTTAGGAAAGAAACTTGATAGGAAACAGAAGGAAAGACCGCTGTGAAACGATCGAAATTTTCGCTGTCGAACTATAAACTGCTATCGATGGACCTTGGAGAGTTAGTACCCTGTGGATTAACAGAAGTGTTGCCCGGAGACACTATTCAACAGGCCACGAGTGTGCTAGTCAGGCTTTCACCGCTGGTGGCACCAGTGATGCATCCACTACATGTTAGGATACATCATTTTTACGTGCCGAACCGGCTCATTTGGGAGGACTTTGAGTCCTTCATTACAGGAGGCCCAGACGGCGATGATCAAAGCGTTTACCCGACTATTACAACACCCTCTACTACCGGTTTCGATGTTGGCAGCCTTGCTGACTATCTCGGGGTACCCCCAGGTGTCCCAGATGCTCCTGTCTCAACCCTCCCATTCCGGGCCTACAATCTCATCTTCAACGAGTTCTTCCGAGACCAAGACCTCGTCACCGAGAGAGCCATCTCCACTGCCTCCGGTGCCGACACGACGACAGATACCTCCCTCGACGTGGTACCCTGGGAAAGAGATTATTTTACTGTTGCAAGACCTTGGGAACAAAAAGGACCAGCTATTTCGCTTCCTCTTGGGACTGAAGCCCCGATCACCGGACTCGGAGTCCAAAACAACATCAACTTCGACTCCACCAGTACGTTCCGAGTAACGGGTGGTACGGATGAGACAGCTAACCCGACAACAAATCCGTGGGGAGATAACACCGGACATTCACTATACATAAAAGAGGATCCGGACAATCCAGGATATCCGGACTTTAAAGCAGACTTATCGGCAGCAACAGCGGCAACAGTAACGGAGCTGAGAAATGTCCTCGCATTACAACGATACGCTGAGGCTCGTGCAAGGTATGGGTCACGGTACACTGAGTATCTACGATACCTCGGGGTCAAATCATCGGATGCTCGCCTCGATAGACCTGAGTACTTCGGCGGAGGTAGACAAACTATACAATTTTCTGAAGTACTTGCGACGGCAGCGTCAACTGGCGTTAACGTCGGAGATCTTAAGGGACACGGGATCGGAGCTATGCGCAGCAATCGATATCGTCGATTCATCGAGGAACACGGTTGGATTGTATCGCTTATATCTACTCGTCCGAAGACCATTTACTCGGACGGGCTACAGCGACATTGGAACAGGAGGACAAAGGAGGACTTTCACCAGAAGGAGCTGGAACATATAGGTCAACAGGAAATACTGAATAAAGAAGCGCGGTTAGCGCACGCAGATCCAGACGCTGTATTTGGTTACGGCGATAGGTATGATGAGTATAGGCATCAATGGTCAAGTATAGCCGGCGAATTTAGGGATACGCTAAACTACTGGCATCTAGCGCGGGATTTCAGTACGGATCCAGCGTTGAATTCAGACTTCATCGACTGTGTACCAGACGACCGTATCTTCGCGGCGCCAGATAACGACACGGTTTTGTGCATGGTTAATCACTCGATCCAAGCGCGGCGTAACCTGTCGAAAGTAGGAACAAGCTTTATTCGATAGGAGAAACTCATGAGACAACGACGGAGGAGTAGGTTATATGGGCATGACGGGAAAGGTGCTGCGGTCTCGTCGGACCCGGTTGAAGGGCACACCAGAATTGCTAGTGCTCCCGGTTTACACACCCAAATCGCCGATGCAGTCAAAAACATCGAACTTGCCCGCCTGCTTGCCGACGAAGCGAGGTACGTCGAATCGGCTGAAGAGGCTGATGACTTCCACATCGGCGATGATCCACCACTTGAGGGTGAGTTCGATACGGATCTTGAGCCACCGGAGGAAGCGGCTGACGATATTGATGAGTTGGACGTGCGTTTGGATAGCGCTTTTCGCCGAGTACTTGGGCGGCTAGGTCTAGAACTCCCGGACCCGAATAGTGCCCCAAATTCGGGGGGAGAAGGAGGAGGGCAAACTACGCCGCAAATGCCCTCCTCCGACGCTGATGGAGATTAATCGCGGAGCCGGCACTTACTTCCAGCTGGTGCCGGCGTAGAGATTAATCGTGGTGAGGCCCCTACTTTTTCCGAGAGGGTATGGGGGCTCTTAAGGGGGAAAGGGACCCCTCCCTTTCCCCCGCCGCGTTTTCCGCTCGCACAGTCCCTTACTTGATCAGGACTGTGCTCTATGACAGAAAACGGGAGTAACAATGGCTAGGTCACGTGGCGGCAGATCTCGAACAAGAAAAAACACAATTCGGAGCGCGATGTCGCCACCCATCGCTAGACGAAGTATGCTCCCGAATTTATCAACACTAACAAACTACGAGGATCAACGCCAATGGACGCCAAGAACTATCGGGCCCAAAACGCCACTACCAAAGACATACGCGACTACGAGAAGAACGGCCAAGAGAATTTCCACTCCATTATCGAGGCCGATATGGTCCGTGAGTTTTCACGAGCCACAAGACGTTTTTATTTGCGCCCGGCGACGGCGGAGGAAGGAAGTATTATTCGCACTGAGGAAGGCAGGGAAATCGGCAGTTGGACGTAAGAAGAAACGAAGGAACTTTTGGAGCCAAGTGAGATGCTAGGACAGATACTCGGATCGGTAGCCAGCGCAGGACTAGGTTTTTTAGGCGCTAAACGGAGCGAGAAACACGCTCAAAGGATGTTTCAACAAAATGCTGCCCTCCAGCGCGAGTTTGCTCAGTCAGGTATTCAGTGGCGCGTGGCTGATGCTAAAAAAGCAGGTATACATCCTCTTGTTGCTATGGGAGCGCAGACGCATTCTGCGGCGCCTGTTGCACTCGGTGCTGATCACTCAGGTATTGCTAACGCTGGCCAAGATATATCTAGGGCTATACAGACGGCAACAAATACGCCGTCAAAAAAACGACAACTTTACGCGTCAAAGATAATGGAGTTAGACCTTAGAAACAGGGAACTCCAAAATGATCTCCTCGCAAGTCAAATCGCAAAAAACACACAAGCCGGACAGGTTCCGAGAACGGGCGTATCTGACGGCCCAATGCTTGTTGATGGACAGCCAGATGCTGGTGGACTACCTCTCCCCGGAGGCCGAGTCCTCACCCGACCCATGCGACGTGAAGCTTCTCATTCAAACCGTAAATACCAGGAAGCGGGAGCTGTCACGGATCTTGGCTATGCACGAACAAAGCATGGCTACGCCCCCACCATGTCCCGGGACACCAAAGAAAGGCTAGACGATGACCTTCCGGGTGTTATATGGTGGAATATCCGAAACCGAATTCTTCCTGCTCTTGGAATCAATTCAAACAAGCCTCCTGTTTTACCTAAGAAAGGATACAGATGGTATTATAACATTGGAACCGGTGAGTATCGGCAAATTCGGAAATCGGGTAAGAAGAAGCCCTGGCATTATTATAGGAGATGAGAAATGCCTCGATTTAGACGTTACAGAAGGCGGATTGTTCGCCGTGGTCGACCTCGCCGCCGATATGGCGGCAGAGTTAGGCGTATGCGAAGAGGATTTAAAAAGCGCATGAGAATAGGTTGGCGAATGTAATGAAGTGCGCCTATCCAATTATAATAGAAAAAGGCCGCGCCGTAGGGTGCGGCCAATGCGTGAATTGCAAGATAAATAAACGAAGAGAGTGGACAAATCGAATAGTTTTAGAAAGTAGCTTGTATCAAGACAACACATTTGTTACACTAACGTTCGATGAAAAGTATAAGCCGAAAGACGGCTGCGTACGTAAGGCAACCCTGCAAGGCTTTATCAAGCGATTAAGAGCGAGGCTAGATTACTATGCAGAACAATACAAAACAGAACCGCTTAGGGTACGTTATTTCGGCGTCGGCGAATATGGTGGCGAGAGTCTTCGCCCTCACTATCATATTATATTGTTCGGTTATCCTAATTGCGTCCGTGGCCGCACCGTTTACACAAAACGAGACCAGAAGTGTTGCGATATCTGTACTTCTATTCGCAAGGTATGGCAGCTTGGACACGTGTATCTCGGACAGGTGTCTTTTCAGTCAGCGGCTTATGTAGGAGGATACGTTGTCAAAGGATGGTATAAGGACACCCCATTCGATCACCTTACGCCGGAGTTTACACTCAAATCTAACCGGCCGGGATCGTGACTGGGAAAC